GGTATTCACCAATGTTGTACTACCAGACCGGTATACTTCAAGTACAGGTGTTGATGGTACAGGAGAAACTTTAATATAAAAATCAGCAGAAGCGTTAGCGACAGTCATTGGCATGTCCGCTGGAATTGCATTACTATTTTTAATATAAGTAACGGTCAAGTTATTATTCAATAGATTTGTTGACCCAGAAACTACACTAAATTCTCTGGTTACATCCGTTGGTGTGATTGCCATAATCAATCTCCTACCACTAAGTCATATGGTAACTGACCAACTGTTGTTGTGTTGGTATCTAAATATTTTTTATATTCTGCTACTAATGAACTACTGATAATAGTTGCTAAAGTTGCGTTGGTAAATCTAGTTGTATTATTAGCTAGTAAACTATCCACTTCCGTTGTAGCGGTAATATATGCGCCGTCTAATATAGACTGTGCTATGTTGTACACCCCATCAAAATTATATTGTTCGATGGATGTAGCGACAAATTGTGGCATTTGCTGACCAATGGAACCAGTAGTTAATACTGTATTGTCTGCAGGAATACGTACATTACTTCCCGTTTGATTAAATACCTGCTTCAAGGCATCTTTTACCCAAACAGAATTTAATGATGGTAATGCAAACTGATTTAGTTCATTAATATCTGTACCTAATAATTCTACTTCAGTACGTGAAGGAGAAATGGTAGAAATACTGAGTGAACGGTTGTCATACGACCCAATTTCATCTTCAAAGAAATTAAGGGAAACCGCGTATTGACCAATTGGAACAAATAAGTCGGTTACTTTTGAGAAGTCAATGAAGAGTAAATTTCTACGCATTCCATCATTACTGTATTGTAATGGTTGTAATGTAACTGCTCCGGTAATACTATTTGAAATAAAATCAGAGAAAATTAAAGAATTATCGGATAAACTGTATAGATTAATTTCAATGTTTGCTTTAGTAATTCTTTGCGGAAAGTCTGCTGGTACTTCCATTTCCAGTAGGTTATCCTTAGTTGTGGCAACAATACGTGAAACAGTGTACTTGTTATACTGTTCACTTAATGTTTGTAAATTACTTTTATAGTTTTCTTGATTTGCCATCAGCTTAACTCTTGAAAATTTTTATTTACTCGTTGCTTCCAAACTTCATAGTTAATTTTTTCAGTATATATTGGAGTATAATACACGTATCCATCTTGAATGTTATCCGGGTCACGTGGAATGACAACGGTTTGTCCTGTTGCGGTGTAGTTAGATTTGATTGACGATGTGTAACTCATTCCGTTCATCGACCCACTATTAGCAGATGAAGCAGTAACATCAGTTAAAGTAAACGAAATATCAATCGTTTCTTTATTGATAACACTACCACTATCAGGATTTGACCCGCTCACTAAAATAGGAATCATAAATCAATTTGGAAAACTGTATCAGTATTAAATACACGTGAATAACTACCACTTGCTACTTTTAACTTTAATGTATAGAATCTACCTGGATATAGTGGTGTTGTGTCCAGTACTACATATGACCCACTACTATCTGCGTTAATTCTAGTAGAGTCATCAAATTGCATTACTGTGGTGTTACTTTCTACGTCTACGATGGAGTAATAAGAAGATGTTGGTAAATAATACTTGTTCTTATATCTTAGTGTAGAATCAAATGACTTTAATGGATATTCATCACGTACTACTAAACTAACTCTCGTAACATCACCTTGTGTATATGTTTGTTTTAAATTTGATGGAATAATTTTAACATTCAACGTAGATGGAATTGCTTGTAAACTGCCTGTTGAGAAGAGTTGGTCATTCCAAGTGATTTCAAGTGTTGGTTGATAAATGGTATGCGTTTGTGTTGAGAAAATTTTCAACACTCCCTTATTGTTTACATCCAATTCATCTGAAATTGGAAATTGTAGCGCTAATCCACGGAATGTCGATTGTAAAGATTGACTGACTAGTGGACGGATAATATCGGTAACATCCACTCTAATATCTTGTAGTGGATATTGTGAAAGCGTGATGCTTTGTGTGGTAGCCCCCGTTAAGAAGTCACCACCGTACATACTCCACGACAGACTACCACTTGCTTGTCTCCATGTCGCTCCATCGTTTACATTTTCTACGTTTTGATAGAAAAATCCACTACCTTCATCCCACGACCGAGATACTTGGTAGATAATAATTTGTTGATTTCTTCTTATATTTTCCGCATTAGCTAATTTCAAGTTCAAATAGAAGTTTGACCCAGAAAATACACTAGCGGTTGTTGGTAAATCAAAATAAATTAATGTACGAGCTGACCCCGTTGAATACGCTGTTGAACTGGTAACTTCCACGCTCGTGTCGATGACTTTACCAATTTCAAGAATTTCATCTAACCCAACATTAATTGTTGGAAATGCTTCGTAAAGGGTCGTGTCTTTACTGGCTGTTAAGAATTTTTTCATTGTGAGGCAGTTCCTATAATATCAGTTTGTGGATATTTCAACTCAAATATACTTGGGTCGAGACTTGGGTAAATAACTCCATCAACCGTTGCATCACTAATTGAATAGCGATAATTTTGATAGTTTGCACCATCCTTAAATTGATACTTGTTGAAGATACGAACATCACGAACGTTTTGAACGCCGTCTACCATACCGATAGCATAGGTTAAATCTGCTAAAATAATAGGTTGACCAATGTTCCACTTTTCAATATTGAAGAAATCTTGTACTGTCCCGATAGTACGAGCAAGTACATCGTTTAAATTATAGTTACGGAACACCGAAATATCAAATTGTACACCGATATTAATGATAAATGCATCAAGAATATTAACATCGTCTGTCAACAGTCTGTATTGTTCCAAATATCTTGCTAGATTTTCTTTGGTTACAGTGTTTAATGTAGCTAACTTACCGTCTTTATCATATCCTAATGTATATAAATTAATTGCGTTTGGTCGGACTGGATTATTGACGTAGTTGATATCGTTTGTTGCTAATATTTGATTAATTTGTTCGTCACGTACTGCGTATGCCTTGGACACCCGACCAAATTTGGAAGGAAGTGAGTATGCACGGATTGTGTAATCATCAGCGGTAACCACTCTGTTCTGTGCATTAAAGAATCCAAGTGCGTTTTGACGAATTTCATCAACAGATTCTCCGGCTCCGCCGCCAGTTGCAGGTAAGTCATTGTTAATTGTCATACTCTGGACTGCTGCATTAAACGCTAGTAATTCTGCTGCCGTGTATGCTGTTGTGTCGTTCAATGTGATTAGGTTGCCCACATTAACGATAGTATTTGATGGTGTATTGGTTTCCACACCACCCCCAACCAAATATGTTACGGTTAGTGTAGTATTTGCTGGTGCTAATCCGTATGCATTACTATTTAAGAAATTTACATTATTAAGTGCAGTGTTTCCTAGAATATTTTGAATCGTATTACCGTATTGTGCGTTTGCAATTTGACGAGAATCCAGAACTAAATTAGTTTCAGCTGTGTTATCGACGCCCGAACCAAATAACAACTCCATACGAAGTTCTCTATTGATTCGTGTAACAAATCGTCTTGGTACTTTACGTAATCTTAACTTAGAAGATGGAAGATTACCAATTTCTCCGTTTGTAGTTACGTCAAGGTCATCCAAAATAACATCTTGTGCTAGATAATCAACTTCATACCACTTATTTCCATCAGAATCTACGATATTTGAGATTCCAATAATCTGTTCGTCTGGGAGAAGAACGGAAGTAAATTGTTCCGCACTTCCAAATGTAAACGTTGCTGTCTTTTCTACAGCCGCAATAAGACGTGCTTCTTTGGTAACGATAAAGGTTGATGGATTACCACCAGAGAATGAATTAATAATATAGTTTTCTGCGGTGATATCCGAGAAATCTACATCTTCAAGTAGTCTGAATTGGATGACATTTTGTCCTGCTGTCGTAAATCTACTTCCTGCTCCGACCTTGACCAAGTATTTAGTATCTGGGACGTACACACCATTACTTAAAACTGCTGGTGCTAGTTGATATAGTTTCGCAGTTGCCGTTGCGGGTGAAATTAACTTTGGCTTGTATCCTAAAAATTGAGCAATAGTAACAACATTCTCTTCTTGTTCGGCGTAAGCTAAGAGATTTTCCTTGAATTGATTATCAATATAGAATGATAAGACATCACCAAGATATGATGCCATTTCAATGAACATCATACCTGGAGAAGTTTCGTTAAAATCTGAATATGTATTCGGATAGTACGACTTCGCAAACTCAATTAAATTCTGTCTAAAATCTCCAAATGTCTTAGAAAGATAGTTAATCTGCTTAACGTTTGGTCGAGGTTGTAAATTGATTCTTTGGTTACTGGACATCTCATACTCCCCGTGTAGAAATGGTCACGGTGTCGGTGACATTTGGGTTATTTCTAAATTTATATGTACATGTGATGTTGATTATATTCTCATCACTATTTTGCGTAATTTGAAAATCAGTAAGTTCTAAATACGGTAACCATCTGTCAATAGCTTCTGCGACAGCCAAACGTGCTTCGGTCAATAAATCTTCTGTGCTTGGGTCAAACAAAACTCTCCAGAGGTCACATCCCAATTTCGGTTGAGCAATACGTTCTCCTTTCTTGGTCAAAATTAAATTCTTAAAATTTGACCGAGTTTGTTCAATCAACGTAGTCGATTGGTCAAACATTCCTGTCTGGCCCCGACGTATTGGGATGGTAACTCCGATGAATTTTTGTGCCATAAATTAGACCAACTTCATTGCTTTCATCATAGCAGAATAATCTTTATTGATTGCTTGGAATGCTGGGTTATCTTCTTGAACACCCTTTGGTGGTGTTGGCATTACCTTACCGGTTGTTGCTACAATGGTATCACCAATACGGTCAAGACCCATCATTTCTGCTAATTGAGCGCGTGAAAGTTTTGGTTTTGGTGTTGCGGTCGGTGTAGATTCTTGAAGTGATTTTACTTCTGCAACAGCTTCACCGAGTAACTTAGGAAGAACTTTTTTAACTTCTTCTTCCACCGCTTCCTTTACA